GCGGCCTTTAAGACCTCTAAAATATTAAACAATTTTTCTTCAAAGCTAGAAAGTGCCGCACCCTCTACATCTTGAGGACGCTTTCCAAAAGTTTTATAATACCAAATAGCACATTTTCTTTGTGCATTTTTGAGAAGCATTCCTTTTTCAACATTTCTCTTAACACAGTCAGTATAAAGCTTAGGCATTTTTATTACCTCCGCCACCTCTCTGAGGTTGAGGCGAATGTGGTACAGGAGCAAATTCCTCAATGTTGAGTTCTTCAAGCATTTGATTTTCTTCTGATCTTTTTATCAATTCCTCAAAGAGATCAAATCCAAATACAGCACCGAAGCTTTCTCTGGAGAGATTTCCAGATGAATAAAGTTCAATGATGCCATTAACAAAATCAGACATTGCCATCAAGTTAATGGGTTTGAAGGCTACTTCTGGTTGTCCTCCTAAGTTGTTTTCATTAACTATTGTATCAATAATCCTATCAACTATGGGGAAAATTGATTCTCTGATTCTTTCCATTGTATTCAATGGTGAGATTGTTGCAATTTCAGGATCGGATGTTTGAGTGCGTTCTGTTTCGCCTGTTAATAAAATTCTAGGAAATCCCAAAGCAATTGCTATATCTTGGTTTACAGATTTATACTTATTTTCATCAAGCAAGATATTTACTTCTGGAAAAATCCATTCAATTGTAACAGTATGATTAGCAAATAACTGAAAAATTCTTTCTAGATGTTTATCACTTTGACTTTCACGCCATTTCATTTCTTTCTTTAAATCTTCTAATTGATCTTCATTATCTTCGGTAAGAGGAAACTCATCACTACCCATTTTAATAAGTTGAATAGCGGTGATAACTCTTGAGGCTAGTGAATAGTCCATTCGTTTAAGATTTCTTTTATGTTTTAAAGATTCAAGAGCTGGATATAAGTATGGTGTAGGATAAGCATCTGCTGTTAAAGTTCTATATTGAATAACTAAAGGATTTTCTAAAAGAATTTTCTTTTTATCTGCTCTGATAGCTTTTACGATATTTGGATGATCTTCTACAATTTTCTTGTAGAGTTCTATATCCTCAGATTGGTCTTGATATTTGCCTTTATTTTTGATGAAATATCTTAATTCTTCTGGGATTTCCATGTAATAACTTTTTTTGCCTCCAATCATAGGGTCTTTAACTATAATCGTAGAGGCATCTCTTATCCACATATCCACAGGAAGGATCATTTTATTCCAACGTTTAATTCCAATTGTATGTAATTCCTCTCTACTAAGTTCGTCAAACGTAATTTCGGGAACTACTAAGCCAGTAGTTAAGTACTCTAAAGCAGCGTTTCTCAAAAATAAAAGTAGCGGTGTTTTAATAGAGTTCACAATACTGATAATAGAATCTCTAGCATCACCGGCATGAACAACCAGGTCATTTATAGAAAGATCAACGATTTTATTAATCACTGTAGCTACAAAAGGATCACGTTTGTAATAATATCTACAGTCCTCAACGATATTTTTCCACTCATCGTGATCTACAAACTCTAGTTTATCTATTTCAGCGGGCGACCAAGGAGTTGTTCCCTCTCTATAATAAGGCCACATAATGCTGAAACTTTGAGAACTAGCTTTAGCTAGTTTAGGACTTGTAACTGCTGTTACTTCTTTTAATTCTTCTGTCATGGTAAATACCTACTATCAGCCATCCAAGAAGTTCGTGCTAATCTACGACTTTTTGGACGATAGATTTTCTGATCTCTTAATGTATAATGAGCGACAATTGCACATAAGAGTGCGGATGTATGATGATCTTCGCCTTTTTCGCCTCCTCTTGAGGTTAATGTTCTATATACAATATCTCCTCTAGGAGTTTTATGATATGTCATTCGCTCTAATTCTGTAATAAAGTCCATATCTGTACTAGAGTAAACTATTGTATGAGCATTTGTATATTCTTGTGCAAGAGAGACAGAAAAAGGACGAAGTTTTGTTTTGATTTCTTCTCCATCAGCATCAATTCCAAGTACGATATTTGAACTAAACTCTACTGGAACTAATCTCTGCTGATAGTCTTTATGAATATATTTGTCATCAAAGAGTAAATCTTGTGTTACTCCTTTACCGGCATGTCCAGCATCCATTCCTATAATATCAAACCTTCCAAATTTTTCATCTAGCCAATCAAATAGTGTTTTTTGAATAGGGTATGGAACTTTCGTAAGCTGAATTTTAGCATGCCAATAAAAAATTCCATTTTTTACGTACATAATATGATATGCAGAAGCCTCAGTATATCCAAGGTCAACTCCAACTACTGTGTAATCATATTTTCCTTTTTCTAATTTAGGAATTGTAGCTAGATGTCTTAGATATTCTTCTAAGGAGTTAATTTTTAATCCAGAAAGTTTAATTTTATAGACAGGATATTGCTTTATAAGCATCAGGCTTCTATCGAATACTGAATATGCTGGTTTACCGTGCCTTCCTAAAACATGGTGGATATAATCCTCACTATCTATACCACCATATTTTTTGATGTTTTTTTCTTCATCTTCTTTTGTGTATCTAGGATTTTCATGTGCGGAAATTCGGTGTTTGCTATAATGAGTATCAATCTCATCTGAATAATAAAGGACATTATTCTCTCGAAGTCCTATAGGAACTCCTGATACAATTCTTCTATAACCTTTTTGCCATGTATTTAAAGTAGGTTGAAGTTCAATCCAAGTTCCCCAAGGATATAAACCTGCCTCATCTACAGCTTCAAAAGGAGTATGCATACCTACTACTGGAGCGCCTGTGCCTGTAGTACCTGCAATTCTACAATCTAGAGACATGTTTGTAAGAAGTCTTATAATATGATCAGAAGCATTAATTCCTTTACCTTTATGAAGAAACTGCATGAGAACTGAGTTTCCTCGAAACATTCTAACCAAATTATCCCACACAGGAGTAAGATGTACTTTATTTGGCACAGTGTAGACAATATAATCTCCAGGAAATACTTTATTAATAAGTAGCCAAATAAGTATATCTGTGATTGCTACAGTTTTTCCGACTGTGCGTCCACAACAAAGAGATACAAGATTGGAGAAATCACATATAAATTCCTTTTGGTAATAAGTATACTTCCAAGATTCCTCTTTTCTTTCTTTTGGGCTTTTTTCTAGATTTCTCAGAAATTCTCCACACAAAACAGGATGTCTTATTACCTCAAATAAAATTTTATCTTGCTTAGAGAGTTTTTCACGTATTGCCATGTTTATTTTCTGAACTAATAATATCTTGATATTTGAATTGGATATCTGATATAGCTGCAATCATTTCATCATCAAACCAATTTTTCCAATCTCCTAAGATTCCTTTTCTTCTCCATAAATCATGTCTTATTTCTTGTCCAGGTTCCCGACCTTGTGATTTCTGCTTAAAAGAATTTCGTTTTACTACTATTTTTATAAAATCGTCATCAATACCATCAACGCCTAACCACTCAGTTATTCTTTTGACTTCTCTAAATGTATCTTCATACATCCATTCATAACATGTCCAAATATAAGACAACTTATCAAAAATTTTATTTCTTGTACTATAGCCTTCTAACATTAATTTAAATTGATTTTCATTATGTTGTTTGGTCCAAGGATCATCTAAGGCCGTATATCGAACTGCTTCTTTATCTGTGGTAAATTTATGTTGCTCAAAGACCTCTTTTTTCTTATGATAACGATTATGAAAAGCTAAGGATACAATTCTATCCATAGGATTTCTAACAACGCCTATGATAAAATAATCCCAAGGCTCTAAACTTTCCAAAATATCAGAATGTGTAGCATGATGAAACTTTACAATTTTGTTCTCTTTAAAATATTGTCTTATTGTACTAATTTCTTTTACTCTTTTGACATCCATTTCGGGACTTGGACTCATTCCATAAAGGTCTGCTAAAAGATAATGAAGCCATCGGCTCCCTACGCGATGTTCCGAAGTTATAATAAGATTCATCCTTCCCTCCAAAACTTCCAATGTTCTGTCATTTTCCTGACCTCTAATTGCTTTGCATTAAAATCTTTGAATAAATCAAATATCTTTTTTCTATCTATAAGCTTATAGTGAACTTCTATTAACCAAATAATATATGGCTCAAATAATAAATTTCCAGCGCTTGAGATAACATCAATTTCATTTCCCTCCACGTCAATTTTGATAATGGCGCTGTTATAGCTTTTGAAAGGAATTTCATCAAGTCGCATAGTGGAAATATTAAATATCTCTGTTCTTTTAGGAGATTTACTTCTTACCATACCATAAGGATATTTTGAAATATGAGGCTGGTTTGTTCCAATATATTTTTTATAAAGNTCTACATTTTTTAGATTTNTGGTATTCCACTCAAGNAACCCATATCTTAAAGGATGAGGCTCAAAAGCGAGGACTTTATCTGTATAATGCGATGCTATTGTAGTAAAATAACCNAACCCTGCTCCAATATCTATGAATGTATTATATTCTTCNTTTTCTAGGGCTTTTACAAAAGGTTCCTCAAGTTTTAAATTATTTATTAATTCTTTAGAGTAACTTGCTCCTTTTCTTTTAAAGAATAAAATACTGCCATATTTATTTTTTGCTTCTTCAATCAAATAGCTCATAAAAATTCACTCTGGGTATAATATCTTCAGATAATGCTGTATCAGCACTTGCATTTAATAAAATTCTACCGTCTGCTTCATATGCATTTCTAGCCGCCCAATAAGATGCCTCAACTTTAGAAAATGTTGGAGTATAAAATTTAACTCCCTTTTTATAAAAATCTGGAGTAAAATGATGTATATCATCCTCATTTGAAATTACTAATGGACTTCCGCTGGGATTTTTAATGCCTGTATCTGTTACATTTAACCCCTTTCTATAAGTTTTCCAATGATCTAATCCTATAGTATAAAGCTCTTGAATACCCATAAAATAGGCAAACTGCATCGCTAGAAAGCTGCTTGTACCTCCTCCATAAACTTTTCCATCAGATAAATCGGTCTTAAATTTCTTCTTATGTCTAGCTGGTCCTGTAAAATAATAAGTATTAGGTTTATTTTTTAAATAAAAATCATAGATAGATTTGCTAACAAACCATGTATTAGTCAGAGGAAGAATCTCTTTATAAAATTGGCTGGCAATATTTTTATCTCCCATAAAATGATAATCTATAGCTACTTTATCACTTTTGTAGGCTAGGCTTACTCCATAAACAAGCTCCCCCTCCAATAAAGATAAATCTAAATCATTTAAACTAGGACCGCACGCTAACAGAAAAGCCCTTTTTCCTAAATGAATATCCTTAAAGCCACTTAAGTCCATGTTTTTTCACTAAGTATTTCATATTATGCATTCTATGTTTAGGATAATCAGGAACTACTTTTTTTCTGATATGATACTCAAGATGCTTAAAGGGTAATTTGGATTCTTTAATTTTATAACCTAATTTATATGTTCTAAAACAATAGTCTGCATCTTCAAATCCCGCTATATGAAAATTCTCATCCCATTCACCAACAGCATCAAAAATTTCTTTTGGTATCGCATATAACCAACCATCCAACCAAATTGTAGGAGATTTAAATTTTGGATGCTTCATTCCATGAACATCATTACCATAAAGAATTTTGGTATTCATAGTTTCTAATATTTTAATAAAGGGGGCTTTACAAACTACATCGTTATTAATAACAATAATCCAATCTGCATTATCAGAGACTAGTGATTTTCCTAAATTTATGGCCACTGAGTAATGAACTATCTTTTTAGTAATTATAAAGTGTACATTATTATAATAAACTGGATAATTATTACCATTATCAACTACTATGATATAAATATTAGGTTCATATTTTCTAATACTGTCAATTAGAGGTCTTGTATATTCCTCCCATTGACCTATCCCTACAATAATAATAGCTACTTTCATATTCTTCTAAAACTTTTTAAATAAGCATCCTCATCATATTCTATTTTAGAGGGTTGCCCATCCATTCCTTTCTTTTCCCAAAATTTTTTAGTTCGGTATGCTAAATTACCATCTTTTCCTATATATGTAGAACGTGTTATAGTTGGAATAAGTTTTCTAGCTCCAAATTTTTTACAAAGTCTAGTTATAGTAACATCATGCATCCTGGTTGGAAAATTAATAACAACGTCTCCAAAAAGCCATCTAGAATTATAATCAAGTTTTTGAATTTCAGTATAATATTTATTATAGCCTTCTTTTATCTTTTCATAAAGAGGTAAGTTTAGATAATATCCCCATAATCTAGCGTCTCCACAATGAGTTAATTGTCTTAAATCACTTCCCTCATTTTTATTATTGAAAAGAAATCCTATATCATTGGGAAACTGCCATGACATTATTTTTAATAAACGTAGATAGTATTTGCTAACTAATAGATCATCCTCAAAAAAGAATATAGTATCATATCCTCTTTCAAAAACCTGATGAGCTTTCCATTTCTGTTGAGGAATGCTACCATTCCATTCACTACGTTCAAAATGTAATATATTTAGACTACTGTTATCCACAATACTCTTAACAGCGTCTAAATCTTCTTCTGTTGCATAGATTTTGTTAGACAGAGGATTTTTTATTCCGTCCTGAAAAACATACCAATCTATATCATTTGCTTCGACACATTTTTCTAAAGCAGAAATTGTCTGTTTTGTATAATCTATCCGATCAAAAACTAAATAAGTGCCTGCAATTTTCACAACTCTCCGCCCCATCCTTTAGGATTAGCTACAATAGGAGGATCAAGGTTGGCAAATTTTTGATTTTTTCCTTTATATTCAGAAATTGGATGCCATAGGTGTAATGATTGATTCCATCTTCTACCCCACCATCTAACTTTCATACCATATTTCTTTGCTCTACGCCACATCTCCATATCATAAGCATCCTGACCTTCGGAAAATGCTTCGTTGTATCCTCGCACTTCGTAGATAAATTCCTTAGAAAAAAGCTGTCCGTTACCTGGACCTCCTGCTTTGCCCCAAGGTATAGATTGTTTATATAAATTTTTCCAATTGTGAATATTTGCTTGAATGTCTGAATAATTAAATTTCTCTGGAAGTTTAGATGGCTCTGTTAACACAAAAGCATCTTCGCTTATATAATTATGTGCCATATCTAAATACCAAGGAGGCCAGATCATATCTATATCTGAGGTAAGAAAATATTCAGTTTCAGGATTTGCTAAACGTATGCCTACATTTAATCCCCAGGCTTTCATTGGCTTATTTTGTCTGAAATAATAATATCTGACCTCTGGATATTTTTTGCACTCATATTTTACTTGATCTGAAATTTTCTGATCTGTGCTAGTATCAACGACAATAACTTCTAAAGGTTTAATATTCTGATATGGTAAAATAGTTTCTAAAAACCAATGTAGACTGTTATTATAATTTCTGTTCCATGTCATTATGACAACAGAAATCTTATATATCCTACCTTGAGTATAAGGGATTAAAGCAACCTTTCCCATGTTCTCTGTCCTCTATAAATCTTCTGTAGTCCTTCCATTCGGCCATGTCGTAATAATATTCCATTCTATACGACTTCCAGTTGAATTTATCCATAGCAGAGTTAATAGCATCAGTATATGATTGAGGAGAATTCTCCAACCAAAATTCTGCCACTTTTCTAGTCCAGACAAGCGTTCCCCAGGCTGAGTAGATTCTTCCTCTTGGTAAATCTTTACTTTTATTGACGATTTTACCATCTATGATTACTCCAAACCTTTCGGGATTTTTTGTCTCTAGTGTTCCTATATGAAAATCTACTAACTTGCCATTTTTATGTATAACAAAACTTCTATCAAATGTCAAAATAGGAAAATATGTATCGGGCATAGCAAACAAATTCAAATCCTCTGCGAAGGGTAGACTTTCTGCTATAGCACTCCAAATATCATTTTTACCTCTTTGAATTACATAAAAAATTCCCTCATTTTTCTCTCCAATATGAGAAATATGAGTTGTTATTTTTGATATGGAGGTAATAACACAAATTTTTTGTGCCCCTCCACATTTCATAGATTTTATTGTTCGATCTAATAACCATTCTCTATTTCCACAAGGGAGTAGTTCTTTGAAATAACCTCCCCATCTAGAACCCTCTCCAGCGACAGGAACTATTCCTAAAATATTCACGTTGATAAAAATCTCCACAATTCCTCAACTGCATCATTTTCCGTGAGGTTATCATTATCTATAATTAAATCTGGATTTTCTGGAGGTTCGTATGGTCTTTCAGCATCATAGACTAGACTATCTCTTTTGACATAAATCCATTTGGGTCTACAAATTTTGTCTATTTCTTGTCTAATTCTATGAGTCGGCGCTATTACAGAAACTATGACATTGTGCCCTTGATCTCTCAAAACATTAGCAAGTCGAGCTACTCTTAAGTTATGTTCTAGACGATCTGTTAAAGAGAATCCTTTATCTGTAGAAATAGACATCCTCATCATATCCCCATCTAAAATAATAGCTGGAAATCGTTTAACAAGACCTTCCGCAAGAGTTGACTTTCCTGCTCCGCTGTTTCCAGTAAGCCATAAGATTTTGGGCTTTCTAATAGCAGTTGCACTAATAGCCTGTATTTCTTGATCTAGTACAATCTCTCTAATTTTCCAGCCGACCTTTCTACCATGTACTACTTCTTCAATATTAGGAACAACAATAGTTTCTATTTGATCTCCATAGATGTTATGAATCATCTTTCTTCTCTCATAAGGAGAAAATGGATCATCTTCGCTGAATGGAGTATCCCTAATAGCAATAACTACCTCTTTTCCCTCATCTAATAATTTGTCTACCAAGGCTTTATGTCCATTATGAAATGGAGAAAACCTTCCTAAAACCATGCTTTTCAAATTNTNCCTCCTACGGAAGTGCTACATCATCAAGATTACGATTATCAGTTTCATATAAATCTTTTAGTGCTTCAGATAGCTCTGTACCACAGTTTCCACATCTAACACAAAGGGTGTTTTCCTCATCTGGGTACAAGAGCCATATACTCGCCAAAAATCGTCTACAGTTTGGGCAAAAAATTGAGAGTGTTTTTTCGTAATAAAATTCCTCTGCATAATTTTTTACTTTGTCGAGCCATGCAATAAAAGTTTCTTCTTGGCCCTCTTTTCTAATTTTTCGGGTGAGTTTCAAATCGTTCTGCATATCAGAAATATCTTTTCTAAGTCTTGACATGATGTTTGATAATCTATCAAGTAGCAAAATGTTTGAATCACTGATTTGGGTTCGCAAAGAAGAAAAAGTCTGCTCTAGCTCCTCCAAAGAAATCACTGAGACTATGAGATTCCGAAGCACCAATCTATCATTTATTTTCATGTCTGACAAATCGTAATCTTCACCAAATTCCGCTAGCTTCTCCTCGATTTTTTCCTCTAGTTCCTCATCCGTACCAGTCCTGGTCCCCTCTACTATTTTTTGAAAATGTTCCTCAAATTTCTCATCTGACATATCAGCATATTGCTTGAGATTTCTAATCTTTGCTCTAGTGGGACTTACCAACCTTTTCTTAGTCATACCACACACCTTGACCAACCACAGACCTTACATGTAACACATCTGCCCTCAAACTGAAAATTTTCTGGGGAACTCTTACATGAGGGACAGCAATTGCCCTCTCTTTTATTATACAATATCTTCGTAAAAGTTGATGATTTTTGATTGTTTTTCATTTCTAAACCATTCTTCAATTCTTTGTCTGTCATTACAACTCCGGTGAATATAAATATTTATTGGATATTCAAAACCATCTAAAGCAATCATATATCTTTCGTCATCAGGTAATAGCTTATCTCCACAAATTATACATACAGGACGCTTTCTTTTATCATATAGTCTTTTTCTCATCTCGATGTCTTTTTCTTAAAGCTTGGCGCAGATGCTCAATAAAATTTGTACCCTCTAAAATCTTAGCATCGGGAATATAAATATAGTTCAGAAGTTTATTGGCATCTGAACGCGATATGGGAATATAAATCAAATCATGACTATCCCGACAGCTATCGGCTTCTACAGCAGTACTGAATCCCTTCCTACAATAAAAGCAAATATACTTGCCCTTTTTGGTTTTGATTGCCACTTGACAAATCTCCGATTTTGTGCTAGAATATATCTAGTATATGTCAGAAACTCTCTGACAAAGGCGGCGCTACATAACTAAACTAACACTAATTATTGAATATTATAACACTTTTTAAGAAACTTGTCAAGTAGGACCATAGTACCATTGTATTCAATGTTAAAATCCTATATACTTTTATATAGTACTCTTAATTAAAGAGGCTTTATTAAAGAGGTTTTAATTAAAGGGCTTTAATAGTTCTTATAGTAGTACTAGTGCTTTAAAGACTTTTCTTAACAGGACTTAAAGAACATAAAATGTTCTTATTAAAAGAGTCTTTATATTAAGGATGATTGAACAAAGGAAAATTTTGGAAAATGTCGGGAAAACCAGAAATTACATTCATCGCCAGTAATAAAGCATATAACGATTCTCTACTTAATTTAAAAAATACACCAGCAGAAATTTCTGTTGGCGTAGATGTAGAAACCTCCAGTCTTGATCCATTTACAGGCACTTTAATTTTACTACAAATTGGTACTAAATCGTGGGTTAATGTATATGATGTAAGAAAACTTAATAATTTTCAGATAAGTCAACTACTTAAATGGTTAAATACTAAAAGAAAAGTAATTGGGCATAGTTTTAAATTTGATTTGAAGTACATTTATGAAAAGTATGGTATCATGCTTAAGAATATACATGATACAATGTTAGCAGAGGCTATCCTTTATGCAGGAGTTGGTGATCCTTTTACAAAATATGCGGAACTTGTTTCTAAGTACTGTTACATAGATATAGACAAAGATATTAGAAAAGAGTTTGAGGAAAATCCTAATATTATAATTACGCCTGAAATTTTAGATTATTCCGCTATGGATGTAATTTTCTTGCCATATATTTATGATGAACAAATAGAACTTCTAAAAGAGAGAAATTCTTTAAATGTTTACAGTTTAGAAATGAGACTTTTGCCAGCTATAGCGGAAATGGAGCATACAGGAATTATTCTTGATGAAGAATCCTGGAAAGAGCTACTTAAAAAGGCAAAAGCCACAGCAAAAAATATCTCAAAGGAAATTAAGCAACAGATTACTGATACGGTGAAAAAGATAATTAGTGAAGAAAACTTTACAGATGGTAGAGATATGCTGAAATTTTTCAAAGTTACATTAACAGGAGAAAATAAAAAGGTAGCATATTCTAGAGAATATTTATCTACTGTTACTACAGCAGATGAAATGATGAAAGTTTTCCATGAAAATTTTAATCCTTCCAGCACTTATCAAATGCAGAGAATTATGAATTTGATGGGTATTCCTGTAGCCAGCACAAACTCTAAAATTCTAAAACGAGATTTCAATGAGTATGAATTTGCTATGTTGTTAGTAGATTATAGACAATGGTTTAAACTAGCAACATCTTTTGGAGAAAATTTCTTTGAACATATTAATCCTAAAACAAAGAAAATTCACTCAAGCTTTGATCAATTAGCTACTAGAACAGGTAGGTTTGCATCCTCAAAACCAAATATGCAGAATATAAAGAGAGGTACAGATTATCGAAATAGTTTTATAGCCTCACCTGATTATTTATTAGGAACAGCGGATTATTCTCATATTGAGCTTAGATTAGCGGCAGAAGTTAGCAAAGAAGAAAATATGCTAAATATTTTCAGAGAGGGGCGTGATCCTCATACAGAAACAGCAGAAAGAGTTTTTGACCCCTCTATGTTCAGAGAGGAATTAAGTAAAGATGAGATCAGAGTACGAGGCAAAAGTCTAAACTTTGCTGTGTTATATGGCACTTCTGCAAAAGGTATTGCTTATAATTTTCAATTACCTCATAGTACAGGAATAGAAATTCTAGAGAGACATAAAGATTTATATCCAAAATTACATGACTTTATTGATCTTTCTAGAGAAAAGATATTAGCGGCGGGATTTTCAATAACGCCTTTTGGTAGGCGAAGGTATTTTGTAGTACCTAGAAGATTTGATAGATATAATATCAAGGAAAAATTTAAAATTTACAAGGAGGGATTTAATCATATTATTCAAGGCGGCTCAGCAGATATGATAAAAATAGCTATGGTGAAAACTTGGGAAAAGAATCCTTTTGGTAATTTATTGAGAGCTATATTGACAGTACATGATGAGATCGTTTATGAAATTCATAAAAGTATCATTGAAGAGGGAGAGATTTTTGTTAGAGAACAAATGATAAACGCAGGACAAATTTTTATCAAAAGTATCCCTGTAGAAGTTAATATTAAAGTAGCGCCATACTGGGAGAAATAATATGTTGCCCTTAAAAAATTATTCAAAGCGTGGTCCTTATGATGAATTATCTACGCCTGGAACTGCTTTAAAATATTTAGTACAGTTTGTACCAAAAGATTTAATAGTATGGGAACCATGTCCTGGTAAATTAAGATTAGTAGCTCATTTAATAAATAATGGATATTTTGTAAGATGGAGAGATTTAGATGCTTTAAAATGGGAACCTATTCGTTGGGACATAGCAATAACTAATCCTCCATTTTCTAAAAAACATTTATTTTTAGAAAGATTTGATGGTCTTAAAAAACCTTATGCATTGTTACTTCCTGTTACTACTTTGGGAGTAAAGCGTTGTCAACCATATTTAAAAGAATCTGAGATTATATTTTTACCTAAAAGAATAGATTTTACTGGAAAAAAGGCTCCTTGGTTTGCAGTAGCTTGGTTTACTAAGGGATTAAATATAGGAAAGCAAATGATATTTATGGAGGATTATAGTGACAAAGAAAAACTTTATAGATGAAATTATAGCTGAGTTTGGAGAGGATGTTTTGGAATCTTCTAGAGTTAGCTCGGTTATACCAACAAGCTCTTTAGCGTTGAATGTTTCAACAGGAGTAGGAGGTTTTCCTAAAGGAAGATTTACTCATATTTATGGACCAGACTCGGCCGGGAAAACTACTTTAGGACTTGATATCTCTAAACACGCTTTAGAATTAGGAGGTAAAGTACTTTATTTAGATGTAGAGCAAACTCTAGATCGAGATTTGGCCACTAAGATTTTAGGTAAATTGTGGAAAAAGGATAATTTTGTTGTTATACTTCCAGATACAGCAGAGAACTCTTTTCTTATAGCAGAAAAAGCTATTGAAAGTAGGGAATTTGATGTTATTATTCTGGATTCAATTGGAGCACTTGCTCCTGAGAAAGAACTGAAAGATGAGTTTGGAGATGCTAATGTAGCACTTGTAGCAAGAGCTTTGACAACTTTCTTTAAACGAAATGCTTTTAAAGTTAGAAAAGCAGATATAGCATTTATTTTTCTGAATCAAGTGAGAGCTAATATTGGAGATTTTTTTAAGGAATTTGAAATTCCAGGCGGAAATGCTCTAAAACATTATGCGTCTATTAATATTTCGCTTTTTCCTTATACTGCTAAAGATAAGCAAATTAAACTTAAAAAAGATAACAAAGAAATTTCCATAGGAAACTACATCAGATTTTCAGTTCCAAAAAATAAAGTTGGGGTGCCACACAGAACAGCAAAATTTCCGATTATCTGGGGGGAAGGTATTGATCCTATTCGAGATATCATTACATTTGCGACTGAATTAGGAGTGCTATCAAGCAGAGGTCCATACAAAGCCTTGGGAGATGAGACGTTAGGGCTAGGAGAGGAGAAAACTATTGAGCGCTTAGAAAAGGATAAAGAAGTACTTGACAAAATCATTAAAGAGTGCTATAATGTAGCTAATGTAACTCCGAGATTACCAAAGCAGGAGGAAGAAAAGAATGGCAAATAGAAATATTGATGTACAAAGAACATATTTTTTAGGGCAGTTTAAGAATATCAAGATCGGCGGTGCTACTATTGATATTCCTGAACATATATGGACAAATCCCGAGGCTATGGATGTACTGAGTACATTGATGTTAATTTCTGTAGAAAGGGATTTTCGTAAATATCAAGAGCTTGTTGGAAAGCTTTCTGGTTTATCATTAGAAGATTCATTAGCCGCATTAAATAATATGAGAAATGAAACATACCGAGAAATTCAAAAACTTCTTCTCGATGGAGAGATGGAAGATAATTTGGAGGGTGAACAAGATGAGTAAATGGGTCGAATTTCCAGATAGAGAGCAATTTGAAACCTTTGAGCGTCCTCAGTATCTTAGCTTTTTAGAAGGGTTTCCTGTCATTGTAAGAGTTCTGGATAAAAGAGCATATCATACAAGAAAACACTGGTTGAATAGACAAAGAACTAGCATTTTATGTTTAGGAGAATCATGTCCGATTTGTCAAAATAATGCTAAAATTCGTGCTGAGAATCCTAAGAGTTTTAGAAATATTCGTGGATATATTCCTATTCAAAATAGGTACGTAGTTAATGTACTAGACCGCACTCCTGTAGTGATTGATCCTGAAACTGGCGATGAATATTATGCCAGACAGGGTAAATTTCCTACAGTAAGTGATGACGGCGAAAGAAGTTTAGCTAAAATTGAGCCTCGTCCGGTAGAACTTTATTTGAACAACTTCTCGCTCTGCATCAGGAAACTGGTGAGTTTGATGATGACGAGAGTCTTATTAGCGGAGGCATTACTACATTCGATATTAAGTTGGTGACAATGGGAGAAGGACGAGATAAAGTTATCTCGCCTATTGCACTAATGCAGAATAATGACGATGTAGTTCCTATTTTGGAGGAATATGAATTAGAGCCTCATGTTTTATCTTCTTTAGGGTTATTGTTTACTCCTGAGGAGGTAGAACTGGTGGCTTATGGAGGGGCATCAATAGCAGACGTTTTTGCTCAAAGGCGTGCTAGCGAAGAATCAGAGGTCGCTGAGGAGCTTTTCTCGGAAGCGGAGAGTAAAGTAGCAGATTTGTTTGATGTTGATGATGAGGAGTTGGTGGAGTATTAAACTCCACCCTCCTCTTTTATTTATTATGGCTAGACCTAAGACTAAATGGGAACGCAGAGATAAAAAAAGACATAAGAAGAAACATGGTATGAGAATTGTTGGTCGTAGTATTTTATTATTAGATGAGATAATCAAAAAACGAGCAAAGAAAAAAAAGGAAAAAGATGAATGAGTGAATTCTTTGTACATGAACATGAAGCCAATTTATTAGCACTTTTGATGAGAGATGAAAGCAGAATTCATGATACAATGGGCACTTTATTTGTAGATATGTTTAATTCTGACATTAATAAAGTTATCTACGATGCTATTGTATCTCTTGCAAGAAAAGGGACTACTCCTACTTCAGAACTGGTAATTGATTATCTGAAATATAAAAAATTAATTGATAAAGCAGGTGGTCAACAGCATGTTGAAACTATAGCGACTAAAGAAGTAGACGCAGATGGTTTTGAGCTTTATTATGATAGTGTATTAGATGCTTTCAAAAGACGTAGATTATCTCAAATAGCACAAAGTATTCCGATTTCAATTCATAATGATCCCGATGTTACTGATCTTATAGCAAATATCCAATCTCAGTTATCTACATTAAATGGACATGAGATACATGGTGGTATTAGACCTATTGAGGATTTATTAATTACGGCTTTTGATATTATAAAGGTAAGACGAGAGTCTGAAAGTAATTTAGTTGGTGTAACTACAGGATTTCCTACGATTGATGAGGTTACTGGAGGTTATGTAGGAGGCGATGTTTGGATTTTCAGCGGCAGACCTCAAATGGGTAAAACTACTACATTAGTACAATCTTTTAAATCTACTGCCGAGACCGGAACTCCTTGTTTACTTTTTAATAGAGAAATGAGTAACAATGAACTAATGTTTCGGCTTTTAGCTATGGATGAGAAGATTGATCACTCTAATATTAAATCAGGACAACTTAGTGATCATCAAATGACAAGACTGGAACGTTCTAGAAAAAGATTAAGTAAGTTACCTATTTATTTAGATTCAAATTATTATGGCACAATTTATTATGTCACAAGTGCTATAAGAAAATATCATAATTTATATGACATTAGATTAATTGGGATTGATTATATACAATTACTGGCTGAAAGAACTAGAGATCAGGTAGCTGAATTAGGTAGAATTTCTAGAGAGCTAAAACTACTGGCAATGGATTTAGGAATTACAATCGTAATCCTTTCACAACTAAATAGAAAAGTAGAGGATCGAGAAGATAAAAGACCTATTTTATCTGATTTGAGACAAAGTGGAAACCTTGAAGAAGATGCTGATGTAGTAATAGGGCTTTATCGAGATGAGTATTATAATCGTAATTCTCCATTATCAGGAAAGATAGAATTTCTCATTTTGAAGCAAAGAAATGGACCTACTGGAATGTGTTCATTAGACTTCAAAGGGAAGTATTTACAGATTATAGACAGCCCCGAATTTGAGTTTGGGAGAAATTAGAATATGGTTAAAAGTAAAGATAAAGGTAGCAGATGGGAAAAAGATGCCACAGAAATCCTTAATGAAAAATATGAATTTACCTGGAAGAAAATTGTAGGTTCTGGTGCATTTGGGGCTTTGTTAGATATACCTGAATTACAAGGCGATTTGTTAGGAAAATATTATTTCTTACCATTTGCTTTCAGAGCAGATGCTAAAACAGGTTATGGAGGAGCTACTCAATTAACGATTAAAAGAGACTGGTTTGATAAAATTCGTAAAGAAGCCGAAGCAACTGGAAAGCCGGAAGTTCCATGCCTTATATGCAAATTTTCAGGCTCTCGAAGCGACATCAAATATTTTATAGCTCTTGATTTTGAGGCCTTCCATGATTTTCTAGAAGCCGTTGATGATCTCTATCATGAAAATATCAGGCTTAGGGAAAAATGGGAGAAGTTTGCTCATGGAGAAGATTTTTAATGATGCAGATATTAATAGAATAGCGAATAAAGTCTATGCTAGAGATAGATATGCTACGGTGTGGGATGTTTTTGTGGCTATGTTATCCGAAAAAGGAAATATAGAGCCTTTTATCATATGGATTCTGTCTGATTTTCCCACGATTGAGTTAGTGGCTAAAGGATATAGTATAGATTATATAGCTAATTTTCTAGAGATGCCTATTAAAGAAGTCGAGGCTACTTGCAAAACATGGGGCATAAGAGGCTTCAAAGTGACCCTTGACTTTGATCCAACTTCGGTGTATAATAAAGACATGACAATAGCAGAATTCAAATCTAAACTAGAGCCTGTTTTAGCAATCGTACCATCGGAGGAAACTTTAGAGGATATTGTTCTGAATGTAGAAAAGTATTGGAGTGTAGTAGAACTACTTGAAGAATGGGAAAGATGATAAACAAGGATTATCAGGAGGGACAATGATAATTTTAGACTTATGCTCAGGAACAGGGGCATGGTCTCGTCCTTACAGGGATGCAGGCTATGATGTAATAGAAGTAGACATAAAGCGGGGGGATGATGTTAGATATTATTCTCCACCCGCCGATGTTTATGGAATACTTGCTGCACCTCCCTGCACTATGTTTTCACATGCCAGGACAATAGCCAAAGAACCAAGAGACACAAGAAGCGCAATGGAGATTGTAAGTAGCTGTTTGCGTATTATTTGGGAATGTCAATATGGGGTAAAGACAGGCGAGAAAACCACATCATTAAAATTTTGGGCACTAGAAAATCCTGGTCACGGTATATTGAACAGATTTTTGGGAAAACCTGCATTTATATTCAACCCTTATGATTTTGGAGATAACTATAAGAAAAAGACATATCTTTGGGGGTATTTTAATGAACCCAAAAAATCACCAATAGAAACAGACAAACCCAAATTTGACAAATTATTAACAAAAGAAATATATCCTGAATTTTATGGCAAACTTACAAGACAGGAGCGTAGGGCAATAACACCACCTGGATTTGCTCAAGCATTTTTCGATGCGAATCCATGATGCACGATAACAAGGAGTATCAGGAGAGTGAGTGATGGGCAAGAAACCTTTACCATTGACAAAAGACGATTATCTACATGCTGTGGAGATGCTGAAATATGATTGTGGCTATCCTGCCCATAATGTTAGCGATGTAATTGAATGGTATGTCGCCCAACTCGAAGCCGAAGTGAAGGGGTTGCGAGATAGAGTTGAAATTCTCAAAATGGTTGTATTGGAAAGTCCAGAAGCGATGAAATTAGTACAGGCAATTTTGTATGAGCACAATAAGAAAAGTTGGGAGAGCGGGCGATGATTGATCCAAAAGACTGTCTATCTACACATGGTGGTTCGGGATATGCCCCTGGAAGTTATTGGGATGGCGATGATATTATCTGTGGAATTTGTGGCCATCGTATTGAAAATCCAGCACCTACTGGTGGAAGGATGGTAAAAGCTAAAGGATTATTTGGTATTCTTAAAAGAAAAGAAGAAGTTCCTACATGGCCTAGCTGGATAAAAAAGAAAGGAAAATAAAATGCCAAACGGATTTGCAACACAAGATGAGCTTTTTGATTTGGAAAATTTCTTAGCGTGGTTTATTTGGAGATGTCGTAGATATTCAATTAGAAGTAGATGGGCAAGAGGGGTGGCGGAACATCTTGCAGAGAAACATAATATCAATGTAGATAAATTAGCTGAGGAATTTGATTTTGAAAATATTTGGAAGGAGTTTATACCCGATGACAGAGTTTAATTTACCAGATTTTGATGAGATGCTAGATATAGCTAATGATATTGGAGGTTTAACTAGAGATATTGCTATTACCAAAGCACAATTAGATTCTGAATTAGCGGCGATCACTAGAATCGTCACACAGGAAGAAAAATATTGGGTTGGGGCGGAAGGTAAGGAAAAACCCCCTGCCATGAATTATACTCAGGCCACTTATCATGCAGAGGGTTATAGCGAGGAAAGCAAACGCAGGCTTCAAGAATTGAGAGATCATATTGCTGGTATGGAAGGTGAGCTTGAATATCTGAAAAAGAAATTTCAAGTTTATGCCGCCATGATTGATGTCTGGAAGGCTTCTCAATATAATCTCAATCAAGCACAGTATTGAGGAGAAAATAATGAGACTAGATGAGGAAAAAGAACAACAGCAAGAAGAAATAAGGAACTTTGTTCTTGATAAAAGAAAAGAAGGAAAGATAGTATTTATGACTTTTGAAGGATTAGTATCTGTAGAACTAGACGAATTTATAAAACAGCCTGTTGATGGATTACTTTATGATTTGAATAGACTTGAAGAAGTATCATTAACATTCATTGACGATCCTAAGTGGATAAATGATTTTGCTGTCGCATTAGTTATTAGAGAATTAAAATCTAAGATTACTCGACTTGAAACTAAAGTAAATAACTTTGAAAAAGAGCTAAGAGAGCAAGTTGATGGATGGCCTCAAGAAGAAATTGATGGGTGGATTGAGAAATTGGCTTTAGGAGAGACAAAATGAAGTGTCCAATTTGTAAAGGTGAGGGAGTATTAGCCGAGTTCATTGATCTTGTACTTGGTAGTTATTATTCGCCGTGCGGAGCATGTAACAAAACAGGAAAAGTAAGTCTATGGTGGATGATTAGTTATTTATTTTGGAGCAATGTATCTGTATCTTTTGTTGAGTGGTATGCAGATATTATTCTAAAGTGGAGGAAAGATGAGCGCTGATAATTATATGGCTATTAAAAAGATAGATAATGTTTGGCATGTATGGATGGTGCTTGGAGGTTATGACAGAAAGGACTGGACTATACCATCTGGTGCATATCATAAGATATTTGATGATGAAATAGATGCACATCATTATGCACACAAGGTATGTAGTGAAGAAATTGTAGAATATGGTGTTATCTTACTGGAGCCTAAAGAAACAAAAAAAGATATAGTTACTATAGGAGATCATTTTCAGCTTGTAGGTAAATTTAAGGGATTATCTAAAGCCTCTTCAGAACTATTGAGTATGTTTATTAAAGAAATTAATATACTAACACCAGAAAAACTGAGGGCTATAAGGCGAATACGTAGTATATTGGAAGGAAACTGAGAATGATATGTGGAATCAAATGCACGAAATAACAGATAGGTTTCCTGAGGAGGATATGATGCAGGAAGAAAACGAAAAACAATGGTTCATTCACAACGAACAAATGAGAGAACTATATGAGCCTCAATATAAGAAATGTTCTCTTTGTGGATTTCCATTTATGATTATTGACATGGACGAAGAATACCCAGACTACTGTAAGAGTTGCATTGAGGCAACATCTGATTTGGAGGGAGAGTTGTGAAGATACTTGATTTGACTGCTGGCAAGAGAGCTATTTGGTTTAACAAAAAAGATGATAGAGCAACATTCATTGATATTCGCCCTGAGGTTAGTCCAGATTTTATAAGTGATAGTTCTAATCTTCCAATGAAAAACAATAATGGTTACAACTTGATTGTATTTGATCCACCCCACGTAAATACCGGAAAGGGCAGAAGCAGAGGAACTAAGAAAAACAGCTTTCAAGATTATTATGGGCATTTTACAACTGCCGAAATCAAGTCGCTGATAAGAGGCGGAGCGAGAGAGGCCCATCGAGTTTCATTACCTGGGGCACTAATGGCATTCAAATGGAATGACCATGATTACAAGCTGAAAGACATATTATTTATGATGGAAGATTGGTGGGAGCCACTATTTGGGCAAAGAGTGGCGAGGCGTACGAAACATTCAAGCTCTACTTATTGGGTAATGTTGATAAGAAAAGATATAAGTGTTGACTCGAATGATGAAACCTAGTTATTTGGAGGGAGAATTGTGAAAATAATTGATCTACAAGAAAGATTTGCTAAAGCATGGTGTAAAGAAACAGCATATCATCAGGAATGGGACAATAAATGTCCTGCATATAATCAATGTTGCCCAACTGCGCTTGTGGCTCAAGATTATCTTGGTGGCGATATTCTATGGGCAGATTTAGGAAATGATGATAAGCATTATTGGAATTTATTGCCTGATGGATCTTGGTGGGATTTTACAGAAGAACAATTTTTCTTTATGGGAATACCGAATCCTGCGGGGAAAAAAGGCAGAAAAGCAAACCGCAAAAGTTTATTGAGAATAAAAAATGTTCGCCAACGATATGAAATATTGCTAAACAGAATATCAAAAGACATTGGTGTTGCTTCGCATGATGGTGCTGAGGGCGAAACATCTCAGGAAGTAGAGAGGACTGACGATGAAACTGAGTGAGCGGATAGAGGCCAATGCTTTGCGGGCACTGGACTTCACAGACGAAGAAATAGTAGTACCTCTTTCTATTGTGAAGGATGAAGTCGCCCAACTCGAAGCCGAGAATGAATTACTAAAACAATTAGTGCTATTGCATGGACATCTACCATCATGCCCACAATTTACGGGGTCGTATGATTTGGGCGAATTAGAACCTGTATGTACTTGTGGATTTGATAATGTTAAATTATCTAGGACTGAATGACTGGATAGTTATAGAAAATGATGATCCTTGGTGCCAATGGAGTAAGAAAATTTTATTTGTGCTTCCAAATGATCCTCAATGTTTACTCCACGAAGCCACACATGCGCTGATTGGAGGAGGACACGGAAAGTGGTTCTGGGCGCTATTAGAGGCAATGGTAGATTATTTTCTTGGTGAAGAATTGAATAAAATGCAAACAAAAATGAAGAACGATTATTTGCAAAAATAACAAAGCAGGAGATGACGATGGATAAGCCACTATTGAGTGAATGGCTAAATAATTTTGACAAGACAGATCACGAAGCACTAGTCACGGCGATTGAGAAAGTTGTTATTCCTGAAGTCGCCCAACTTGAGCTAAAAATCAAGCTATTACTAAAGCTCATCGAATATGCTGCGAGGGTGCTTGATAATGCCCGAATGTATGATACAGCAGAATATTTATTGAAAGAGGCAGGGATTGACGATGAAACCACTGAGTGAACGGATGAAACAGCGCTTGGCGTTGTTTGATAAAGAAGAAAGCAATCCAAACGCTGTACCTGCTACTTATACTGAAATAGAAAAGTGGATTGACGAAGCCATCCAACTCGAAGCCAAGATAGAAGATATAGAACGAATGTACAGTGACTTGCAAGACGCTTACCGAGATGCACTCAAAGCAG